CCATCCCGACAAATTGAGTACAAGATTTGGACAATTTGTAAAGGAATTGTTCATCGAAATGACATTTTCGACTTCCCATGAAGTTATATTTAATGAAGTCATGGAACAATTTTCAAAGATGTGATTAAAGGAGGTATTGGGTAAAATGACAGGAATCGTATTTCTAAATTGAATTCTTAATCCAGTGGATCCCCTAAACTGGGACCCTTGTCTTGATAAGGGAATGTTTCCAAATTGAATGATTTCTAACTGGCTCTGAGTATTGTAGTAATTTGTCAGTTGGGTACTCGAGCCGATGTCATAAAAGGAAATCCCGTCGCATAACGAGTCCGTTCGTAGAATGATACATCGTACACGAACTACAACATAATTCGATTCTAAGGTAAGGTTGGTTTCCAATTGGAATGAACCTTCTCGATTGATAATCGGCAAATGTTGAAGGAGGTCCAGATATTGTGTTGGATCATTCATCATGACTTTAAAAATAAATAAATCAGGGGAAGTCGATCCGCACCATGGAACGTCGGGACATTCTTCATGGAAGACAGTTTCCCCCTGATCGATTGACCGCATTTGTTCATAGCTGGAACGTTGTTTTTTCTCGTATTTGGTTTCTTGTGCAGCGTTGTACAAGAGTACATTTCTCTTTTTTTTCAATCGATCAGAGAAACTATAGGATAAATCAAAGGACATAGTATACTTGGATATAATCTTCTCGAAAGGTAATGGCCATTCAAAAAAAATTAAGGGGATATCGTTCTCAAGATGAAAAATGGGAGATTTACAGCGAACCACATTTCATCCGACCGGAACAAGTTCTACAAATGCTCGAATCGTGTAAGTATACTTGTTATTATTGTCAACAGACGCTCAAACAAGAGTATACGTCTCGAGATCCTCTTCAATGGACCCTCGATCGAATTGACAATACGATGGGGCACAATAGTACAAATGTCCTCATCAGTTGTCTTGCATGTAATTTGAAGCGAAGGAATCGATCTGTAAAAAAGTTTTTATTTACGAAACAACTCGTCATCAAAAAGTGCTCAGAAGAGGATATCAAGGTCGGATAGTTTCCAGTATTCAATATTGCCATTCGGAAGAGGTCGCTTCAAAATGAAAGGAACTTTCTTCTGTTTGATCTCTTCCTTGGCAATCAAAAAGGGGTCGTGGACAGAATCATCGACTTGAATGAAGAGAGCGGCTCCACTTTCAATTTGTGCCGCTCGCATCCCTACTACTTTCGAATATTCGTATTTGGTCAAGAAAGGAAGAGCTGTATGGAGCGGATCCTTGATTCGCTTAAGTTCATCTCTCTGAAGAGTACATTTGAAGAGAACCTCGTCGTAGCCGACGTGTTTTTCCTGTGGATGAATTTCGAGGAGGGAAGGAGGTGTTTGTAATACGGAGGGAACATCCTCGACAAACACCTCGTCTTCGTCTCCTTCTTGAACATATTCTTCAATCGGTACCTCATCGGGGATTTCGCTATCGTTGGATCCGGTGCTCTCCACTTCCACATCGATTTCGGAACCTTCCTCGTCACTCATCTCTTATGTTATAGAAGAGATTTATTTAATATCAATTTTTCGTGGGTTTCCATAGAACGTCACATTCGGGACAAATGAAAATGTACTTGAGATCGGCATGATTGTACCTGTAATAAATGACGTTGGACGGTAAATGTTCGTTTTTGCATCCCTGAGTTGGACAAGGAACTGTAGGGGCTCGAGGAAGAGTGGGATCAAACTTGGTGTATCGGTTGATCGACACCGTTTGTTCAGGCTTGACGAACACGACAGAGGATACGACGGAGCCGTCGACCGGCTTCTGGTGTCCACACTTTTTGCAAAGATGGGCGAGACCATCGGGTGTAGGATCGAGGTATAACATGTTGTCGCATACATCGCAAAACTCCATAATGTATACACGGACATTATTTTATGTTGTATCAATTTTAAGTTATTGTCGTCGTATTTTTTGTATCCACTATACTATGACACTTGAATTACGAAAGTTTAACATGAAGGACATCAGTTTTCGTCCCAACGAAAATAAAGGACCCGTCGTCGTTTTGATTGGTCGACGTGATACAGGAAAAAGTTATCTCGTCAAAGACATTTTATTTTATCAGCAGGACATTCCGATTGGAACCGTCATTTCGGGAACAGAAGCAGGAAACTCCTTCTATGGAGAACATGTTCCCAAGTTGTTCATTCATGAAGAGTATAGCAGCGGAATCATCGAGAACATTCTGAAGCGACAGAGACAGTGCATGAAACAAGTTCTCCAAGAAATCCAAATGTACAAAAAAAGTAATATTGACCCGAGAGCTTTCTGTATACTGGACGACTGCTTGTATGATGCAGGCTGGACAAAAGATAAACTGATGCGTTTACTTTTCATGAATGGACGCCACTGGAAAATCATGCTCATCATTACGATGCAGTACCCTCTCGGTATTCCGCCCAATCTGCGTACGAACATCGATTATGTGTTCATTCTGAGAGAACCGTACATCAACAACCGAAAGAGAATCTATGAGAATTATGCGGGGATGTTCCCGACCTTTGAGGCTTTTTCTCAGGTCATGGATCAGTGTACGGAAAATTATGAATGTCTCGTTATCAATAACAACTCGAAAAGCAATAAACTGACGGATCAGATCTTTTGGTACAAGGCAGAATCTCACCCTACGTTTAAATTGGGATCCAAAGAATTCTGGGAACTCTCCAAGAACATGCCGGATAATGATGAGGATGCTCCCTATGACCCGAAAGCTCTCAAAAAGACTGCGACCGCGATCAACGTGAAAAAGTCTAGATGGTAAGTGTTTTCATGAATTCGGATCCTTTGGTCGTATACCGAGGTGTATACGCATGTAGACGAACCGTCTCAATATTTCCCTGATGGTCCGTATACACAATTCGAGAGACGCCACAATCGAGCATTTGTTGATAGCATAAATGGCAGGGTCGAGCATCAAAATATTGAAAATCTCGAGTAAGTCGTACACTATACATGATACTTTTAGGAAGTCGTTTATCAAAGACCTTTCGTTTCATGGCATTCCTTAATGCATCGATCTCTGCATGACACGAAAATCCCTGAATCATGCGATCCTGTGAATAATTTCTCGTATGATTGAATCCATACGATACAGGTTTACCGTGGACGACAAGGACACATCCATGGCGACTTAGCAGTGTAGAATGGATCGCATATCTTCCAGCAAGTTCAATAAATCGTTCATCTCGTGTCATGCTTTTCTATGTAAGTTAACTTTCAATATTTTATACGTTATTGTATGGCAAAATCAAAAATGAAAGAACTCGTCGGGGATGTCCCCGGCTATTTAGTCTTTTTAATTACGTATCTATGTGCTCTATTAGGCGTCACCTTTTTGGGAGGACACTTTTTGTTGCTCAAGACTCCTCCTCCCGCGATCGTTGTTCCCTGTACAGAAAAGGTAGGAATCGATGCATCCACGATACAAAAATGGTTCGCATGGTCAAGAATTGCCATCTCGGCCTCTTTTTCCAATAGTGATATGATCTGGAGAGGAATTGGGAAAGTCCTTTCCATCATTCCGAGTTGGCTCATCTTCTACGGATTCTCCATCATACTTTTGATGATCATTCCGGTCCTCATCTTTCCTTTGTCATTCATCATGGCCCTCTACGGATCGTTTCAGGAGTGTGAGACCTTTCCGGACAAGTACATTTATACGGTACCCCCTCTTTATTTTACCAAACTCTGTACCAAAGAATGGGATTGGGATCACATGGAATTGTTCCGGTATTATTTGGATACCTTCACGTCATGGCTTCCTCACATGATCTTTCATGCCATCGAATCGATGGTGTTCATGGGAGGAAACTTTATGGTGTGGAACCTCGCTGCGATGATCAATACATTTGCCATTATTTATGGTTTGTTCGTCAAGCCATTTTTCAACATTCCTGAAATCTTTCATAAAATGGAAGATTATTCAAGTAGTATGTCAGCCATCGTTCTTTTTATTGTCTTGTATGGAGCATTCAAACATTTAAGTGTTTATGTATTTATTGGATTCTGTATTGCCTCCGTCTTCATCTTCTCCAAAGCCATTATTGCGGAATTGTTAAAGAAAGATTAATCTGGGATACATGTATGAAGGTCTCCATTTGTACGCCTACGTACAATCGTAGGGTGTTCATTCCAAGTATACTGAAATGTGTCGAACATCAAGACTACCAAGGACCGATTGAATGGGTCATCGTGGATGATGGAACCGATCCGATCGGGGATTTAGTCCGTCATTTGCCGTATGTCAAGTACATTCGTTTGCCCAACAAGGTGAATTTGGGGTACAAACGAAATCTCATTCATGCCAATTGTACCGGCGATATTTTAGTATACATGGACGATGATGATTATTACCCGCCGACACGTATCTCTCATGCCGTAGAGAGGTTAACTAAGAGTGATTGTTTGATTGCAGGGTCGAGTATCATCCATGTATACTTTCCTCATTTGAGTAAAATTGTAGAATTTGGTCCCTACGGGAAAAATCATGCAACAGCAGGAACCTTCGCTTTTAAAAAAGAATTACTTGACATGACGTCCTATGATGAGACAGCAACCGTTTCAGAAGAAAAACACTTTTTAAAATCATATACGATTCCGATGGTTCAATTGGATCCACAGCATGTCATTTTGGTCACGTGTCACCC